TCTAAAAGTCTAAATTCCCCGTTTTCTAATAGTCTCATAAATTCATCCTCTAAAAGTCTAAAGTTTCCACTTTCTAAAGTGATCGCGTTAAGTTGAAAGTTTATCGGCCTGTCATTTAATTTAAAATAAGCCAGGTAGTTATCTAAATTAAAATTGATAACTCCATTGTTTAACTTATATGAAGCTGGCAGTGCCATAACCTATCAAAACTGTGTAACCTCCATCTAATAAATATTCAATCTCATAGTAGTACTTCCCCCTTTCGAGTGCCGTGTCACTCGCCGGTGCATTCAGTAAAATCTCATTTGTGTCTGAAGTTGACAAAATTAAATTTGTGTCGTCCCAGTCAATCATAAGTTGACTACCTTCTCTTTCTTCCCAAATTTTAAAAGTGAATCCAGTAGCTAAACTGAAATTCCACGGATCTCCATAAACATCGAAAAAGGCGTGTCTTTTATTAAGCACACTTTTCCCGCTATAAAAGAATAGCTCCTTTTCTTGCGCTATGAATTCATTATGTATGTCCACAACAAATGTTGCAGGTACACCCTGCTTTATGTTTCCCTACTGCCGTTATATGAAATCCTGTTCCTGTCTTACTTGTGCCTCCACAGTTCGCGCAGTTGTAAAGTGGATACATGGCACAATTGTCATCTAAAAAACTCACCATTTTGTCTTTCTTAGTCTGACACCACATCTTCGCGTCACGAATAAGATTAGCCATCTCCGCGTCACTCGCCGCCCTTGAATTATCCTCTTCATGAACTCTTAATCCGGAAGCATGCGTTTTAAAATTTGCCTTTGGTAACCAAAATTGATAGGCTTGCCACGCTAAGAAAGGTTTGACATAAGTCATTAGCGTTACGTTAGCCGCACTTAAAGTTGTCGGGTTCTGACTAACTAACTCAGCTACCAAAGTTGAACCTATGACCATCTCTAACATCTCCTGGCTACGTTTAATTGGTACGTCCAGTTCGGTCTCAGGAACATTCTGAGAGATGTCAGTTTCTATTTTTACGTATTGGTAGTTTATGAGCTTAGCCATGTAGTTCCTTTACTTTGTCGTTTGCCCATTCCATCATTTCAGTACCGCCCCAGGCGTAATATGCTACCGCCTCACAGCTTTCGCCCCACGGCTTAGAGCTATGAAGCGCATTTTTACTTAAAAACCTGCTTAATCTCCGAATTTCCTTCGGTCCAAGTGGTTTACCGTCAATTATCGCTTGAGAAATCACCTCGCCAGCTTTCCCGACGCACCTGGTTCCCATTTTCTCCTGCCATTCTAAAGCCCTTTTAACGTTTTCCTTAGTTTTATCTGGATAAGAGTTAAAATGAAGATTCAAAATTCTGTTTTCTGCCGGCGGAGTCGGTTCTAGCCTCTCAGTAGCCACGTCAGCCTCAATTAAATCAATCTCGGTATGATCCTTAATCCATTGGCGACGCTCTGGTTGTGTTAATTCAGCCCACGTTTGTGGATCAACTGTATTAGTCTCCGGATATGGATTGTAATCTACTATCGAAATAGGGTCAGTAATTGGATTGACCATATTAGAAAGTAAATCCTGATAAATCTTAATTAAAAGTGACTGTGGTCTAACTGCCCGTTGTTGCATTAACTTCACCGCCGGCCTGATCTGTTCGCCTGAAAAGTTATTGGTGTCCTGAATATTCGCTAATACTCCCGGTACTTTAGTCGCTATGGTTATTTTCTTTATCGCGTGTTCATCCTGAACTCTGAATAAGTCGGGATTACCCGCCGTCGGAAATGCTTCCAATGACGGATGTTCATCTTTATTATCGCCCCACATAGCTAAAATCCTATGACGGTTCTTAGCCCCGGCGAAGTTGTTAGTCATCTCCTTATCGAACAATTCCCCCTTAGTGTATTCTTCGGTGTCGTTCTTCTTCACCCCACTGGCATCATTTGGGTTACCTATCATTTTCATGATGACATCCTGAAGGAATCCGTTTTCTAAGTTGTCATCAAAGTAAATAGCCGCGTTCTTTTCAACGTTCATCCAATGTTGAGCCGAGTAATAATCAGGTATCGGATAAAATGGATCTTTGTCATCCCGAATTCCGAACCAATAGATTTGCCCCTTCCACTTTGGGTCACTGCCAGCCTGCATCGGAGCAGCACCCGGATTATAAGCATCATAAATGACGTTATCCTGTGACCTGTATAAATTAGTCCCGAAGTATGGATTATAAATAATCTTAGATATTAGCCCGTTGTCGTCGGGCTTATGAAGTCTGCAGCTTCCAAAAGGTAAGTCTGTAAACTGAGTAATCTGCCCTACCCTGTTGTATTTTACCAACGTAGCGACACCCCAATGTTTTGCCATTGACACCGACTGAATCGCGTGAAACTGAAAAAATGTTAATCCCGCTAAATTTACTTTGAGGTTTTCTAAGTCTTCACCCTCATTAAATCCCTCGCCCGCGATGAAGTCGGCCCAGGTTGACAAGCAAGATGTAGCCGTAGGTGATCCGGAAACTAGTTTAGTTAATCTTGTAGGAAATGAGTCATCAGCCCCGAATGGTAGGTAATTGCCATGATCTACCTGTGAAGAGTACGCAAATTCGCGTTGAACGAAGTTAGAAACGTAGTTATATACTTTGTAAAGGACGTTCATAGAATTCCGGAATTCCAAAGTCTACGGTTGCACGAGCTAACCGCGTCCGGTAAAATTCAATATAATCCCCTTCCTTTGCGTGCATTAAAGAGTGCAATAAGGTTTTATCTTGTAAAATGTTATTTCTAGCCGTTGAATTCCTGATTTTCTTTTCGTAATCCTTCCGTACCCACGAATAATGGTGCATTACCGCGTCATCCATTTTAACTCCTGAGTTAATATTTAAACTTCGTGAAGGATCTATATGTAAATGTCCGTTATCCCATGCATAAGGATAGCGCTTGTTAAATTCATGTTTTATTAAAGGGTTTAATCTATGGATGAACGGCACTAAAGTATGATCAAAGCCTAAAGTAAGTTTGGGTGATTTAAAATACACCTGCGTTCTACAGACTAGCCCTGGTAAATCTGGGTCGTGAAACCTTTCCTTAGCTTTTAGGAAGGCTTCAGGCTCGTACAGTTCGTCAGCATCTAAAGTTATGAAGTGTGTGAATCCGCGCTGTTTGGCTAACTGAAGTCCGAAATTCCTTTTGTCAGTTTCACAGTTTAACGGGTGATTAAAGAACGGCTCCCTAATGTCTACAAAGTTCCTCCACTCTTCAGGTATTGGTGAAATTTCCCCCCAGTTAGATTTCTCTGAAGCAACAATTATTATCCCTTCAACTAGTGGACGGATGCGTTTAAAAGATTCATAAAGCCAATCCCAATCGCTCCAAACATTATAAATAGCCACTAATTGCATCTAAATAAAAGTTTAAATTTCATTTTAGGCATTTAAATTGTTATTTTTACCATGTGCGGTTCAACCTGTAAACCGTAGCTTTTGAAAAGCATAAGAAGGTCCGGGTATGGTTGCTCGGACCTTTATCATTTCCACTTTATATCTATTCCTTTAAACTTTAAATATGCTTTAAATTCATAATACCAGTTTGAGGTACCCATTGAATAGGCTTTTGGTATCCAGCGTCCATCAGCATAATCCTCACAAAGCATATCCACATACTCTAAAAGTGAACTATCGAAAATGGATGTTTTATACGCCCCTTCAATTATCGGCTCGCTTGATGTGAAATAAAATAATATTTGATCTTTTGGGTAACTCATAACCACTTATTACCGTCTGGATGTGGGCAAATTTCATCTAATAGCCTAGCCTTAGTTTGTAGTGGGCAGTAACAAATTCCGCACACAAACCATTTTCTTTTCTCACACTTGGAGCAAATCTTTAGACGCTTCCGTGCCACCTCATCATTACGATTGGTTAAAAAGAACCACCATGCAATTAATATTCTTATCATATCTGGTTTTGATATGCGAATTCACCGTGATATTGCCGGGCCATTTCGTTCCATTTGATTGCTGCTTCAATTGGAGTTTTAAAGTTTCCGAAAAAAGTATTCTTATTGCTAACCATCAAAAATACCGCATACCTTTTATCTTTTTTGTTGTACGACACTCCTTTAAATCCTGTCTTGTTGGAGTTAAATGGTCTCATATTGAATTGATTTTGCTGCGCACTGGCGATACGTAAATTATCCCTTTGATTATTCAACCCATTATGATCTTTATGGTCTACCAGTATTTTCGGATCTGATAATCCTAAAAGTAACCTGTGCATCCTAATGGCCATACCGTCAACTTTAGCGACAGCATAAAAAGTTCTAGCCTTTTTCCCTTTGAACGTACACCTATAAATACACCAATTAAACTTTGATACATAGTCGTAGTCTTCATCATCGATCAAAATCGAATGAATACCATTTACTTTTGAATATATCGTTATGTGTTTCATATTAGTCCTTGAAGCCAAAAGACAGATCCAGGTTCCGGCTGAGAATATCCTTCACCAATATACGCCATATGTTGCCCACCGCGCTGATATTTCATCCCTAACCTTTGAGCGATGATAGATCCGGCCGTCATATCGTGACGGTGGTCGGTCCAACTTCCCCTAAAACAACCCGCTAAAGCTGAAGCCTTCCATTGTTTGAAAAATTCCATAGCGATAGGTGATTCACGGTTAAGTCCTAAAAGTCCAGCGCTAAACATACAGTAACCGCCAGGCACTTTGCTTTCTTCTGGCGTCAACTTAAAATAATTACGCGTGAATTGATTAGTCCAACTTCCTACCCAATGCCCGGCCTCTGACATAAAATAACCATCAGTTTTAATGATGTTTTCTATTATCGAAATATCACCAACACGCCACATTGAACCGTCACACCATAAAACAACCGGATCCATATTCAAAGCCGCTTCAATGGAATGTATCTTGAATTGGTAAGGACTTTCCGCGTGTGTGGGTGAACCTATGGAAACGTAATCGTTTAGCATCAATTGTTTATGGCCATTTAATGAAGCCGATAACCTTTGCTGGCCGCGCTTGTATTCCCTTGTAGAAAAGTTTACTACTATCATCTTGCGTAAATCAAATTCTCCAATGAAGTGTAAATAACTTTGAAACCTTCCAGGTACTTATCATACTCTGTCTTTAGTTCAGGTTTAGAATTCCACTCGATACAAACTAATCTTGTTTTTGATAGGTTTATATCCGGTAAAACATTAAGTTCATCGCCTTCAATATCAATTGAAATCATATCAAATTCCTTTATTCTCCAACCGTTTATAGCAGTTTTCCAATGATGACACCTAACAGGTATTTGTTCATAATCTGTTAATCGTTTGAAGCGTTCCATTTCTGATTGATGAAACGTACCTAATAAACCACAATCACCGTTAACAACGCCTTTCTTATTAACATTAAATATTTTAGTCCCGTTAAAATCTGTGATAGCATAATTTTTTAAATAAAATCCCCTGTATCCTTTGTAAAGTTCTTTCATCTTTTCAAATGCCTTCGGAACGGGTTCTACTAATATTCCGCGCCATCCTTTTAAGGCCAATGCACGGACATTAGAATAAGTCTCACCGTCACTTTCGCCAAGTGAACAAAAGGTCCCTACGTAGTCACCGAAGTATTCTAAAATATATTTTTCTTCCAATGATTGGCTATACATATTTCTTCTTTAAGTGTATTAAAATATCCCTGTGTTCCGGTATCATATCCCTGTTCACTATCTCCCACCCGTCACCGACTACTAAATCAAGTGTGCGTGAATCTTGATAAAAATGACCCATAGGTAACAAGTCGCCAAGTAAATATCTTTCTGGATAATCTACGTGCTTTTTAATACGCTCAAATCTTGAAAGCATAAATACAAAGTTGCCACCCGGTTTAAGTATTCTATTGACAGATTTCAAGTATTTAATAATGGCGACATTTGTGAAATGGCAGAAGACGTTATAAGAAAATGCAAAATCTACAGACTCGGTTTCAATTGGATCACAGCCAAAACTTTTATCATTCAATTCATGGTATGTGAAATTTTCAAACTCTTTAAACCTGTTAGGCATCCTTATAACATCGATAGCGATAAGTTCAGCTTTGCCTTGTATCATTTCAGTAAACACACCTCCACCCGATCCTATTTCCAAAACAGTTCCGTTAAGGAAAGGAGAAACACACACTTCAAATACGCGAACTATTCCTACACCATAGCTAAAATGTTCATAGTAACCTTGATAGGAAGATTTGCCCCACGCATTATGAAAGAATGTTTTAGAAAAGTCAACCATGCCTTGCTATTTTATCCGCCTCTGAGTGCTCCACAGAGTGATTATATTGTAAAAGTACTGCGTTAGTCTTAGCCTCACTTTTAAGATCTTTTCTTATCTTCTCTAACCATCTTGTGTCTTCATCGTAGTTAATATCTTCGAAAGAATGTTTCTTAGCTATTGATGAGCGTATAGCGCAAACCTGCCAAACGTTTCTTTTAACTTCTTGCTCAGGCGTAGCCTCCTGGTCCTTGTAGTAAATGCTCATATCAATAACACTCCAATAGTTGTCATCCTTATACATCACTTTGAAAGTGCAAACGTCTCTATCCAGTTGGCAAAGTCTTACTAAAGTCTCCAGGTAATTAGGCGCTATACTTTCATCATCATCACAGAAGCATAAGTATTTCCCTGTAGCTCTATTTACTAAGGCTTCGCGTTTCTTACCTATTGACAGTCCACCATCTAAAAACCTTTCACCGTCATCATAAATTATTTCCACTCCCCTAAGTGATGGATGATCGCGTTCAAGGTTTGATTTCTGACTGTTGATAGCACTCAACAAATAATTTAACTTATCAAATCTGGCAGGAATTGAAGGAATCAAAATTGAAAGTATTATTCCTCTGTTCATTTCGCTCTTTCCCTCCTATATCTAACCGTGGTTTTTGGATTGCAGTCATACCAATACAGCATTTCAGGGATGTGTACTTCAGTCTTCAGCAACTTTCTAAGGTGTATTTGCTCAGCCCAAATGTAGTCTTCACGTTGCCACAAGTCAGGGAATTTAACTTTTTGAACTAACTCTCTCTTAAAGACTGACAAATGATTAGGGAACCTGTGGTAATAAAAGTCAGGATCTTTTGAGTCCTCGTAGTACTTTGATCCTAATCTAATTGTAAAGTTTCTTCTATTCATTCCAAATTCAGTATACCACCCGTTGAACGTCACAACATCAGGACTTGATTCTAAAGCGTTCATTATTAAGTCAATGTACCTGTCAGATACATGGTCGTCGTCGTCAATGAAAGAGAAGTATTCGCAGTGGTTCTGTTCTATTAAAATATTTCGCTTGGTCCCTGTCGTCATCGTCGGACCAGCGTCATTGATTTTGTAGTTCACAAGTCCATGATACTTTTCCTTTTGCTTATCAAGTTCTTGCGTCAATTTTCGTAACTTGTTAGCCCGTTCAGGAAGTGAACATATCAATATTAAAAACCTCATCTTACCCCGTGATTTCGTAGCCAATTTTTCATTGACTGATCCTTAATTCTATTCCGTTCATCTGGCGTAAACTCTTTCATTAACCGGATAAAAGTTTCCTCCCCTTGTTTCCATGTTCCGTTAGTCCTATTCCTTAGATCGTCGTTTATAGTATTGTTCAAATGTTTGAACTCCAGGTTGGACGTTATCTTTCTTCCTGTAATGTCAGCTACCGCCGTCATGTAGGTATCGCAAAACATATGTTCAAAGTCTGGATGATATATGTAACCAAAACGATTGTAATAGGCGCGATCCATTATAGGCGCTGTTATAATCCACGGTTGTATGCCGTCCTGAGTTTTAAGTATCCAATCTGATTTACCTTCAACTTCTTTGAGTAAAGCAGTATCCCAACCTGGGAAGCAAGCTGTGTCATCTGATACCACTATGAATATATCGCCTGTTGCATCTTTAGCCGCGTTATTTATCGCGTCAACACAGGATCTATTTTTATTAACTATTATTCCTTTGGGATTACGCCCATAAGGGTCAAGCATCCATGCGTGAGAATATGTATTTATGTATGAATCGACATTATCATCTTCATCCAAAGAAACTATCAATTGCAATGAGTTATTTATGTTCTGCGCATTATTAATCCACCTATCAACTGTTACAACCGACATTTTAGGACGTGATCTACTCGGATGAATCAAACTTATCTTCATAAATAGCTAATTTTGTAATCCTTTAGCTGAAAATAGCAACTTGGACACCTTTCTAAGATAAATGGGCACAACGGATACCAATTAATGCCTAATTTTGCCTTAACGCTCCGAATATCCGCTTCCCGGTTCAATTTTCCGTATCCGCTGTCCTCCATCATCAACTTATTCAACTCTTCATCAGTTTTTATCAACTCCATCGCAGGATTTAGGAAGTTTCGGACGTAATCCTTGTAAATATCGGCCCGACTGACAAAATGATTTTGGTATATTGGATTTTTGACCTCTCCACACAACTTAAAGCCTAATTTCGACCATAAAAGCTCCATCGCTTGCTTACTTGATGGGTGCCAGTGGTACAAATGGGCCAACATGGTGTGTTTTTTACTGTTTTTGGTCAATGAAAGTATATCATAGTCAGAATTTAGCACCTCTAACGATAACGGTACACGCAAACCGACCCTAGCCATCATCTTGTCGCGTAATTTCCAACTTGTGACTCCTACCTTTTCAGCATTGGAGCCAGAAACCAGCTTACTAATCCAATCATTCTCGAAGAAAATGGTAAGTCCCTCTGTTTTATAAGGAATTGCAAAAGGGAGTAGCTTTTCTTTCTGTTCATCACGATAAAATAATTGGTATAATTCTACGCCTTCAGCCATGACCTAAGACGATTGTAACAACTTCCACAACTAGGACTTAATCTCTGTTTCGTCTCAGCGTAGTAAAGTTTGAAAGCTTCCTGCCATAAAGCGTCCTTGTTACCACTAACCTCTAAAATTCCTTTAGCCTTTAAAGCGTCCCTTAGTTCAATCCTGGTCATTATCTTTTTTAAAAAAGTCAATTACTAATAAAGCAAAGGTATAAAAGCCTAAAATTGTAAAAAGGCCTAATAGAACTATAGTATAGATTGAAATAGTCATACCGCAATTTAAAGAAATATTTAAATATTATCTTAAATGGAGGCAAATAAAAAAGGATGGAACCTCTCAGAAACCATCCTTCTTACTAAAGTACAATCAACCGCTTATTAAAATTCCAAAGCCTCAACCAACGCCAGCGTTGTGTTATAATCAGTCTTCAACAGGATTCTATAAGGTAGCTTCTCGCTTCCAATCATCGTCACCTGATCGGTAGTGTCCTCACCCTGTAGACGTCCAGTAGTTCCTGTAGTCCCATCACCCGCCGTCATTCCGTTCTCTGCCCCGTAGATTCTGAACTCTGAATTATTTGTTAGAACAATAAATCCAACGTTAGAAACTGACAGGTCAGAAAGTGCCGCAACTTCATCCGGAGTGTCCACGAAAACTCTGATTACCCCAGTTTGTGTCCAGCTAGCTGCCCCGCTTTCAGCAACAACAAGATTATGAGTAAACTGATGACTG